CTCTTTCTTCTCTGAGGAATTTTTCCTGGTTTTCTAAGAGGGCAGCAGTTACCGCTCTACGATGGGAGTCTTTGATTGAATCAAGACCTTCATAATCTAAAAGTGGTTTCCACTTCTCTTGTAATTGTTGAATGTTTTCAAACATTTGTTTTTACCTTTGTTTTGTTTGGGTTTATTTTATAATGTTAAATTCATTTTTTAGTTACAGCACCCAGAGCATTTAAGTAAGTAGCCATTGTCCCCGTATATTCGGGAGAATCGCTATTTACACCCTCATTTAAATTTTCTGAATTTCTGTTTTGGACAGATACTCTTGGAAAATATGATTCCTTTAGAGTTTCAATCTTTTCACGAAAATCGTTTTCACCCTCAAACTCAACATTTTCAGCAAGAGAAATTAATTTTTCTTTCTGAGTAAGCGTTAAACCCTCAGAAATTTCACTAACAATCCCATCAGCAACTGATTCTGCCAATCTCTTATTCAGAGAAATATTTTTTTCAATTTGTTCGTTGAGTTTTGTTTCCATGTCATCAAGTTTTTCTACCATGCTATAGACGACATCATATTTATCTTCAGGGATTTCTACATAATGCTCTTCAAAAAGACCTTTCAATCCTGAAAGGAATGATTCGGTCATTTCTGTTTTTAATCCTTGCTCAACGGCAAGTTTATTTTCTTCCATCCACTCATCGGCAACATACTCAAGATATGCGTCAACTCTTTCTTGAAGCTCAACTTTTACTGATTCGATTTCTTCAGCAAGTGTCTGAGCATACTGAAATTCAAGAGATTCTCTGATTTCAGAAACTTTTGCTTTTAAAGCAACTTCAAAGATGGTTTTTGCCTTTTCTTTAAACTCTTCAGAGAGTTCTTCACCAGAAAGAAGAGCATTGACATCCTCTTCAATCTGGAAAGATTCTTCCATTTCTTCCTCTTCTTTTTTCTTTTTACCTTTTTTCTTACCGCCTTCCTCTTCTTCTTCCTCTTCTTCTTCCTCTTCTTCTTTAGACTCTAAGAGTTCTTCATCATCTTCATACTCTTCCTTTACTCCAGCTGGCATTGGCATTGCTGGTTTGGCTCCTTTATTCACAACATTTTTTACAGACTTTAATCCTGCACCGTCAGTATTTAACTTTGCAGAATCATCATCTGGTTTGTAGTTTTCGGGTGTTGGACCGCCAAGATCTGTCCAAGACGCCGATGTGCCACCAGTAGTCAATTTAGGCATTGGCTCAGCAGCTTTAGCACTTGCGTTAACAGCAGTTTTGGATTGCTTAGTGCCTACTTCCATTTCTTGTAAATCTCCACGAGACATTTGAACTCTCCGATTAACCTTAGTTTTAATCTATATTTATTTATAATTTAAAGATTTGTGAGAAAATCGTTAAAAAGTTGAAGTTTATTTTCTTCAAGTTTTTTTTGATCTACAAGAGTATTAATTGTCTTGTAAGTTTTTTGTGCAAACTTTTCTCTGAGGATTCCCCCATCCCAAACCCATTCTTTTCCTTCCATAATTCCAGAAACAAAAGCATCTGGAGCCGAAGGATCTGCTACAATATCAGCAGCAGTTGCAAGCATAAAATCTTCGCCAACAACGTTTACTCCTTCACGAGTTAAACGAAGAGATCCAACTCCACGAGAAGAAACTCCTAGTTTAACACCCTCACCAATCAATGATTCTGCAATTTTTCCCATTGGAGTGGAAAGAATTTTTGCTTTACCTACAAAATTAGACCCACTTTCTTTTAATGAAATAATCTTATGGGAAACACGATCTAAATTTACAACTGGACCATCTGGATGTCCAAGTTCTCCCAGAGCTCTTCCAGATTGAATATGGTTTTCATTGTATCTAGAAACTTCACGACGCAATACCTCCATTGGATACATGCGTCCATTACGATTTCGAATATCACCTTGAAGAAAAACACCTTCTATGTAAAGTGATTTTTTACCGTTTTTTTGTTCAACGATAAATTCGACTGATTCGATCTCTTCTCTGATGAGTTTCATTTTATGCTTGACCGGTAATTTGTACTTGTTGAAGATGTAAAACTGCTGGAGTAACAGTATCAGTTCTTGCCGCTACTTTAAGAGATTTTCTTAAAGTGCCAATAGTTGATGTATATGCAGTTGCAATTCCGCTAGAATTATATCCTAGTGTAATTCTTTCAGAAAAGTAACCAGAATTATCAGAATTTCGGTTTACTGCTGTCACTGCAACATGTGAAACATTATAATAAGGTTGATCAGAGCAAGTTAAAGTGACACAATCTCCAGGTTCAAATGGACTTGCAGTTCCTTCAAGAAAATCAATTATTGTTGTAGTCCCTGTAGTTACTCCAGCAATAGTGTTGGAATTTACAGGAGCAATTGAAAGAGTTGCACTTTGTCCTGCAGGAATATAATAATCATTTGTTGTAGCAGTTGGATTAGTTCCAATTGCTACATGTGCTCCATTACCAACAGTAACCAATCTCAACACATTTGATTGCACTGAAAATGCTGGTGATGCTGATGATGTGGCACTAATAGCAATTGTGGTTGCAATACCAACTGGTCTATGAGTCATTATTTTTAAAGTACACTTTTAGTTATTTATTATTTTCTTTACCTACTAATCTCTTCCCAGTCCATAGATCCAAAAACTTGTGCGTTTGCCGCATCGCTAGAGCAAATTAATGACAATTCATAAGGAGTTTTAGTTAATCCATCTCTTTCTAACTGGAATTTAAATAATGCTTCTTTAAGAATGTCAACAGGAGTGGAACCTTGTTGCGAAGAATTGAAAAATCCTGCTGCCAAAATTCTTCCACCACTATAAGTTCCACCATCTATCTTATATTCAACTGCACTATCAGTTCCTGCACTTACCCAAGTTGCTCCAGAAGAAATTCCATTTGCTCTGACTTGCCAATTATAATTTGCATTATTTGTAGCGCCTAAAAGAGAGAGAGCTGTAAGAATTACAATCGCGTCGAGTCTATCTGGTGAAGATTTGAGACGAATTGAAACAATAGTGTAATACAATGTTGATGTTGTTAACCCCACTGGTGATGTGATTGTAGTTCCAACTCCTTGTTGCAAACCACGAAGTTCATAACCACCTTCTGAAATTACAGTAGAGCAAACTTGTTTCAGAGTGCTTGCACTTGTTGTAACTCCAGTATTTGTAATTTCATATCTTATTGGTAAAGAACCAGTTGTTATATATGTTGAAGAAATAAGATTTGCGTGATGGAATGAATGGCAATGAATAAATTGTCCATCAATTACAAAACCAACTCTGACTGTTCCTAATCCCAACCACTCAATATCAGTCCACATAATTTGACCTTTAGAAACATCAAGTGTGTATCCAGAAGGTCCTGTTCCATCTAACTTGTCTTGACTCCAAGACGATTGTGGCACACGAGTTTCGGTTTGTGTCCCTGTTACAATGCTTCTTTCTACAAAACTAATTGAAGTAGATCCAATCCCAGAAACTTCAAAATAAATTCCATTATCGGCACCAAAATATCCTACTCTCTGTCTAAGATTTGATTTAGGTAAATTCATTACAAATGTATTCATTATCTGTAATGATTTTCCTGGTTGATATGAAAATACTTTCGTTGTTTCTCTTATAATTGATGCAGTGCTCCCAACACCAACAGATATATCTACTAATCCCTGAGTAGTTACAAATCCAATTGTAGATCCAGTTCCTACAATCAAAGATGTCCAAAGATTATTATCTTTATACCTGTGAGAAGAATCAAAAAGTGTTAATGGACTCGAAGTTCTTAATCGTCCAAAAGCATCGAATTGTTCTTGACTTGGTTTATATAAATGTGACATTAAACTACCCTCCAACCGTTTCTATAAACAAAAGTAAGTGACCCAAAATCATACGCAAGAATTGCTCTATCACGCCCATCAATTTTATCTAAACCGGATGGAAGGATTGTGATATACCTATTTGTTCCCTTGGATGCCTCTCCAAGCTCATCTTTTACTATGTATACTTTCCCATTTTTTCTTGGAGTTGGTAAAGTTATAGTAACAGCTCCAGCATAATTAATTCCAATATAATAATCTTGAGGGGTAATAGCATAAGATGATGAAGTTACATAAGTAATTGGCATATCCATAAATGCCAAACTAGATTCTCCACCTCCACCCAATGTTGAAAGTTGCTGTTGAATTCTTTCTAAAAAAAGTTTATAATGTTTTTGAAGATCTTCAAGAGTTGCAAAATTTTGAGTCAGTGGTGTAAGAGGATCTTGTTGAATTTTTTGATCTGATGGTTGAGAAAGAAGTCCCAAAGATTTCTCTATCAAAATAGAGTCTTCTTTTTTTTGCTCTATAGGAATAAATCTTTCAGACTTGTTTTTACTTTTGTTTAAAGTAGAAACTTCTTCAAAAATGCCATCAAGGTTTAAATCACCAATAATGGATTTTAATTCGTTATCTTTTTTTCTTTTTTCTTCTGCAATTAAATTAAAGAAAGAAGATAAATCTTCAGACATTTATCACTCTTCCTCTTCATTATATTCAGAATCTTCATCGTCAAAAGAATTTTCTTCGGTATCGGCATATTCAATTTCTTCTTCATCAGCACCAAAAACTGATGATGCTACTGCAGATTTTAATCCCTCAATTTTTTCTGCAGATTTTCCAAAAAGCAAATCTTTTATTGCGTCACTTATTTGTGACGGAGATTCATCAGTCGCAATAAGATCCATTAATTCTTCCATGGTTATAAATGAGTGTTTATGTCTTATTTATGAATTAAATTTCACCACCTTTCGGCATCTTTACTTCGACTGCCTTTTCATCTTTTGGCAATCCTGGTTCTTTTGGAACTTGCCCCAGGGGTTGTTGCATTGGTTGCATTTGATCTAATGGCATACCAGTATTTGGGTCAATTGGAATACTTGGATCTGGAATTATACCATCCTCAATTTCTTTAGTAATAATCTCATCCTGCTCAATAATTTCTTCGTCTGTTTGACGTAAAATCTTGCGTCGCACATAATCTTGAGAAAAATATTTTCCAATGTAAGGTTCTGCTTGAGCAGCTAAATTCAATCTCTCAGTTAATAACTCAGCATCTTTCAATTCAGCAAAATGATTATCATAAAGATAGTCATATTGAATGTGCTCATCCATGTGTTCCCAGTCTTCTGGAGTAATTACATTTTTTAAGATAAGTTGAGTTTTTAGCATATCACTAAAAATTCTACTAAATCTTTTTCTAAGTCTCCCAACAAACTTACTAAACATAAGTTCGTCTCTTAGAATTTCAGATGATCTTCCAAGATTAAATCCACCACCACCAACATCAATTCTACTTGAAGGAACTCCTAAAGATCTAAAAAGTTTTTTCTGAAAATATTCAATGTCGGCAAGTTCTCCAAGGTTTTGTCCACCAGGAAGAGTTGTAATTTCTGTTCCTCTTCCACCTTCTCTTCTTGGAAGCCAAAAATCTTCCATCATTGACATGTATTTTCTGTCATCTCTAATTTCACCTGTATTTGCATCATATACAAGTTTATTTCGATATCTTTGCATCACATCTCTGAGA